CTGTTATAGGTGTAAGCGCTTGAAAATTACTCTGTTACTTTGTAGGTAACGGGAATGAATATCGGTGCAAATATGAGCATATTTCTTAAAACAACCAAACGAAATCATACATTTTTTCTAATAAACTACTCAAAACAGGAATTAAACAAATAAAACACGCGGATTCTTTGTATTAGGGCTTTGTTAACTTCTAAATTTTGCAAAAGGTCTCCCGCCCCTCTGCCGCTTCTAAGAAGCAGGGGTAAAAATGTAATCGCATATTGTTTCATTTTTCCGTATTGACTACTCCAAAAGAGCAGGAACAAAGGTTTCTCCGTTACCTACAAAGTAACGGGCGGTCTATTATTGAAACTTAGTGTTTAATAATATATTATTAATGTAATTTTTAAGTAGTTATGAAGAAAAATTTTGTTAGGGTAATGCTTTTCGGGGCATTGACGCTTACAGTCAGTACAGTGGTGACAAGCTGTAAGGACTACGATGATGATATTAAAGGCTTGCAGGAGCAGGTCGATAAAATCACATCAACCAGTCCGGTAAGTACAGAAGACATGAAGAACGCAGTTGAAAAGGCAAAACAGGATTTGCAGACACAACTGAATGACTTGAGCGCACTTGTGGAAAATCCGGATGGTGAAAAAACTTTGAAAGAAAAAATCGCTGCATTGGAACAAGCTTTGGCAGATGCTACAGGTGATAAAGCTAAAGATTTGGCAGCAAGATTGGCAGACCTTCAAAATCAACTGACCTCTTTGCAAAAGATTCTCAAAGGTGAGGATGGAGTCAGTGGCTTGGAAAAGAAGATTACAGAACTTGAAGATGCCAAAACCGTATTATCTGAACTGATTGTAGCAGAACAGGCATACATCACATCTGGTAAAAAGGATGCAAGTGCTTACGAAAGTACCAGTTTTGGGGCTTATGTAAACCAAGCTATCATAAATGCCCTTCAACACGAGGGAGACGACACTTCTAAATGGGGGAAAATTGCTCAATACGTAACAGAAGCTGTTCAGAAAGGTATTTCTACAGAGTTGAGTGGTATTAACAATTACCTGACTGCCCAGTACGGAGTGAAAACGACTTTGGAAACATTCGTGAAAGATGTTTATGAGAAGCTCTTTAGTGAAGAAGCCATCGGGAAACAAACTCAACTGGATAATCTTTTAGATGCTATCAATGCTTATGTAAGTACTGAAGAGGGTGCCGATTATAAGAGTTATGCGGATATTATCAAGCAAATTGATGATACGAAAAAACAATTGGCAGCACTCGAATTACCAGCAACAGGTACATTTAGCCAGGCGGTTAAAGATATTATAAAGAGCGAATCCGAACAAGTTGGCGGTGTTATAAAAAACCTTGAATCCAGACTTGATGCTGAAATCAAAGCTATCAAAGGTATGATTCAGAGCATCGTTTACATTCCGGAGTCTGCTGACAGAACTGTTAACTTCAATACTTTCTATGTGAAGTATGGTGCTGTAGGTAATGCAGACGATTGGAGTCCTGTACTCAATGCTAACGAAGTGAAAGTGAATTTCCGTGTATCACCGCAATCTGCCGTTGCTGAATTGATTAAAGGCGAGGAAGGAAAATACTTGATTGCTGCCGACTATCACCAATTGACTCGTGCAACAGGTACGCACTTTACGATTAAAAAGATAGAAGCTGTAACGGGCGAACCTAATGTAATCGCAGTTACTTTGGATGCCAGTACTGCTGATAAGAGCTATGCGGTAGCACTTACAGTAAAGGATAAAGGTGAAACAACCTTGAATGATATTACTTCAGACTACTTTGCTGCTGTGAAGGAGAATATGTATATTAAAGAGGTTGAATGGGTATCTGTAAATGCTGCTGCAAATGAAGTGGCTAAAAATGCAAGTATAGATTATAAGGCAACAGGCTCTTATTATAAGATGACAGTGTATTCGATCCTTAATAATAATGGTAGTGGAAATGTTGATGGGGAGCCTTCGGCTAAGACTAAGCCCGAAGAATTCGGTATCTCTGTAGATAATCTGTTCAGCGTGACTTTCGATGTAACTGGTGGTGGTGCTGCTAGCTTTACAATGAATGAAACCACCGGTGTATTAACAGGCAACGCTGGTGTAACGCTAGGAACAGTTACATTGATCGATATACAGGATCCAACAACTATTGAACTTGCTGATCCGAGTACTCCACTTGTTTGGCATAAAACTATACAAAGACTTGCATTGAATACCGAGAAGGTTAATGAGATTAAGACAGCTTTGGGTAGTATTGCTAATTTCAGTGGGTGTAACTTTGAACGCATTGCTCCGGCTGATGTAGCATCGGCATCAAACACTCCTGTGGCGGAAACTCCGGATATTAAATTTAATGAGAATAGTGGTAATCTTGTATTGGAGGTTCCTGCAGGTGCCACTTATACAGGTACGGTGACTACCAAGATTACAAATACTACTGGTCATATTAGTATTGTATTGTCAACAGATGTAGATATTAAGTATCCTGCAGAAGCTGATTTTACATTGGCTAACTCTAATGCTTGGGATGGAGCCAAGGCTATATTGAATCTGGTGGAAGCAGGGGATCCAATAACTGCAGTGACAGCCGAAAGAGATCTGAAAGAACTCTTCACTAACTATGAGGATTTTGTTGGTAATGGAAGTGATGGTAAATTGACCTCTCTTGGTGGAAAATTTGAATTCTCTGTTGTAGGTGACGTTCCGACTGGTGTAGATCTTGATGCAGCTACTGGTGCGCTTTCAGTAGATAAAACTTATAACGGTGCTGCTGCTGGCTTTAGCGTAAAAGTAGAAGCAAAATGTGGAGAGAAAGTTATTTCTACCAAAACAATTCCTGTTGTATTCAATACTGCTAAGATGAATGGTACATTTGATTACAAGGGTACTGATGAAGGTAAAGACAAGCTGGCATTTAATGTATCTTCTGCTGCTACAAGAGAAGAGGGTGTTGAGGTATCAAAAGCATTAGTATGGAAAGATGCTTCAACTACTCCACGTCAGCTTTGGCCTTCTGATGGTGCTTCCGCTGCCTATAATAATAGCTCTGGTGCAACTATATTTGGCTTCACTGTAGCATTTGAATTGGTAGCTGGTGAAGATAATGGTAGCTTTGATCTGAACCCCACAACCGGTAAGCTTACATTGACGAGACCGACTGATACCCAGGGCACTAAGGCTATGACAGTCAAAGTAAAAGCTATTCCTACTTCTCCGTGGGGAACGGTAGAACCTAGAGTAGTGACTGTGACAGTTGCCGAATGGGTAGACTAATAGGATAGAGAATCTCATAATATATTATATATTGAGAAAAAACAAATAAACCCATTCTTCACTTGTGTGTGAAGATATTTTTACCCCAGAACAAAGCGAAGGACACAGCTTGTGAAAGTCCATCCTTCCTCTTTGTTCTTCTTTAGAAAAGGGATGCCTCCCACATTTCCCACAGGTATCCCTTTTTATTTTTACTCTCGGAGCGTCTTTTTGTTGTACTAGAATCAAATTGCTAGTCCCCCATTTCCCTATAGGTAAAGGAGGCGTTCCCAAGATGCAGAAAACCCGGGCTTGCGAAAGTCCGGGTTTTCTTGATTAATAACCAATAACAATTAACCAATAACAACTAATAATAGAGTATGTAAATGAAAAAAGAAACCTATTCTTTATCCCACTCCTTGCTCGCTTCGAAACAGGGACAAGCCTTGATCCACTCTTCCGGTTCAATCTCACCGTTTCCGTCAAGATCGGGACTAAGATCACGATGTCCGCAGACACGGCATCCCGGAAAATCCTTTAATAAAGTCAGGATAAGAACCCGTAGCGAGTGTTTCTGCCAACAAGTGCGCGTGTCTTTCGGCTGTCCCATGCAGTCCAGTCCGCCTTCGTAGCAGATACCGATACTTTCCCGGTTGAAACCACGGCTATGCGCACCGATCCGTTCTAACGGACGGGTAGACTTAATATCCCCGTTCTTACGAATATAAAAATGATAACCCACACCATTGAAGCCGCGGCGACGATGACAAACGTCCAAATCATGTTCGGTGAAAGATTTATCCTCGCGGGTAGCGGAGCAATGCACGACAATCAGATTAATCGTTCTCATGCGTTAGGCAGGTATTAAAGAAGTGGATGATGATGCAGATTCGGAACCATTGTTGCGCTGAATACACTCTTTATTGACACACTGTAAAGTGACAGCTTCCGAAAGTTTGCCTTTTAATGAAAAAATCTCCGAGTGCATTTCCTTCACACGGTCGCTCAAATCGAAATAATCCTTGAGCACCTTTTCGAGCTGTTTCATAAGGAAGCCATACTGCTCTTTCACTAGTTCGCTAAACTCTTTGACGTCCTGCATCATTTGCTGACGTTTTTTGCGACCTCCGAAAAAAGGGAGGATGGCTGTAATAATATCAATGATTTTGTCTAACATCTTTCTTGAATTAAAGATTAAAAATTAAAGATTGAGAATTGAGAATTAAAAAATAAGAGAAACTAAAAATAGGAAAACTAAAAAAACACGAGAATGAAAAAAATAGAGAAATAAAGAAAATGCGGGAAAGAGAAAAACAGAAAAACAGCAACCACATGGCAAGGAACCATACATGGATCAGTTCCTGAAACCATGTGATACTGTTTTTTCTAAGGATGAAGTTTCATTCTGCCAAAGAAGATAGTGCGGGCAGCCTATTTACGCTGCTGGGTCCGGTGCTTCTCCACCGCCCGGTTTATTGCCCCCCGAACCGCTGCCGGAACCATCGTCCGAACCACCGTTTCCGGAATCGCTTCCATCGCCCTTTCCGCCCAGGACGAAGTCCACGTTGTTTTCGCTTCGTGTACTCGTATGGCTCGAATTCATCAGCTTCAACGCTTTGTCGGCAACAAAGCGGACATTGACACGGCGGATGCTGCGCACCGTACAATCTTTCATAGTCTCCGTACCATCACTAGTCAGCGTGATGTGGAACGTACCCAATCCGTCAATCTTCACCTTGTCGCCCTGGGTGAGCGACAGACGCAACTGTTCCACAAATGCCTCGATGGTGTGTTTCACATCTCCGGCGGTCAGTGACGATTTACTTTCGATGGCGGTAGCCATCGTATCAACGTCCATCACTCTTACATTGCCCGATTTCTGACGTATGTAATACAGTAACGGAGCATCCTCCTGATTTACATACTTTCTGCGCTGATAGCGTTCTACTAATACATCCATAAATTTGAAAAGTTAAGGTTTAAGTGAATAATTATATGTTTTCTTTTTGATACTACAAATATACAAAATCAGAGAGGAGAAGTCAAGTAAATATGGTTTTATTTTCTCTGATAATATAAAAAGATTTATACCGGATATGTATCAATACTATTTTGATAAATTGTCTTGATTATTTATACAATAGATCGTTTTATTTAGCATGTTTTTCCAAATATTCCAATGGCGGAACATAGTCATATATTTTTGTCATCGACGGATTATGTCCGAAATATACATTCCCAGTCTCTCCATTACGCTGCTTGGCAACGATAACCACCCCCAGTCCTTCTGTCGGGTAACCGCTTTCCCGGTCGGTGACGACGCGTTGCATGGCCGGTCGGTAAAGCAACATCACGACGTCCGCATCCTGTTCGATAGCTCCGCTCTCGCGCAGGTGTGCCAGTTCCGGACGTCCTCCGGGGCGATTCTCCGACTCGCGGTTCAGCTGACTAAGCAGTACGACGGGAATATGCAGCTCCTTGGCTAGCAACTTGGCTTTCCGGGTGGCTTGTGCCACTTCTTGTTCGCGGTTGCGGTTGGCCTGCTTGGTAGCCATGTCGCAGAGTTGCAGGTAGTCGATAATAATTGCGTCACACTGATTGCGGCTCTTCAGTAGCCGGGCACTTGAGCGAATGTGATCCATGCTGACAGAAGTGCTGTCGTCCACGTAAATGGGGAGCCCCGACAGTTCTGAAGCTGCGGTGTGAGCATTTTCCATCTCTTGTGAGGTAGGTATTCCGTTTCTCCACCGGTAAGGATTAATGTTGCTTGCTGCTGCCAGCCATCGGTCGGCAAGGCGTTCCCCTTGCATCTCAAGACTGTAGACGGCCACCGCATTGCCCGCCATTGCCGCGCTGCGTGCCAGGTGCAGGGCAAAAGCCGTTTTACCTACGGAAGGCCGTGCGGCTATCACTATCAGATCACTATCCTGCAAACCGCCTGTTTTCTGGTCGAGTTCGGTCAGTCCGGTGGGGATGCCGGTGACGCCGTTCACGCTTTTGGCAATACGCAATTCAGCTTCTTTCAGCGTGTCGGTCATTAGGGTGTCCATGCAGCGTATATGGTCGTGGTGTCCGGATTCGCCTTCGAGACGGTCGAGCAGGTTGTGCGCGTCGATGAGGGTGTCGTCGATGTCGATTGTCTCATCCATGGCGCAGGTGAGGAGTTTGTTGAAGCCGACTACGGCTTCGCGTGCCAGATATTTCTGGTGGACGATTTGCGCGTGATACTCGATGTGGGCGGAGGAGGCTACCCGGCTGCTTAGTTGTACGATGGTATACGGCCCGCCTATCTTTTCGAGCACTCCGCGACGGGTGAGCTCTTCTTTGACGGTGAGAATATCTATCTTTTTGTTTGCCTGATACATAGCTATCAAGGCGGCGAAGATCAGCTGATGATGATCGTCGTAGAACATTTCGGGACGTAGCTTGTCGGCTACGAGTGGCAGGGCCTCCTGTTCTATCAGGCAGGCTCCGATGATGGCTTCTTCGAGTTCGCTGGCGTGTGGTTGCATTTCTTTTTGATGTTTTTTAGTCTATATATTCGTTTAAGAAGGCCTTGTCTTTCAGGTAGGTGGCGGCAAGGGGGATGAAACGTGTGTCGTTGGTGTGATAGTAGACTTCCTCGATGTGGTCGATGGCTGTCTGCTGTTCCTCTTTGGTGAGCTTGTCCCATTCGCGGTGGGCACGGGCGACGTACTGTTTGGGTTTTTGCATCGTTTCATGATATTTATCCCAGAAAACATCGAACGCTTCGGATTTTTCTTTCTTTTTTTCTTCGCGGGCTTCCGGAGAGATGCAGCCGGTCCAGAAATCATAGTTGTTGATATGAATGTGGAAGATTCCTTTCTGGTGCGGGATGATCTTGATAATGCCCTCTTCCTGGATTTTTTGAAAGAAGCGGAGGGTTTTGGATCGGCTCCATTGGAAGAGTTGGCTCCAGTGTTGCTGGCTGATGACGGATTCTCCGCGTTGGCATACAATGTCGATCTGCTGAATCTTGTACGTGGTTTCCGAGTAGTTGGCGTGTATCAGGACTTGGAGGAGCGCTTCCAGTTCTCCCGGAGCTTTATCGTTTATCTGGCGTTTTAACAGTGCTTTGGGAATCAGGATGTAGCCTTCGTGCAGGAGGTTTTCTGGAAGTTGTTTCATTGAGGCGTATTTTTATTTACTTGTTGTTGTTTGGGGTTATTCCCATGTGCATACATTGTCGGATGCGGCTGCGAAGGTAGTGTATGAATGGCTGTTCGTGCAAATCTTTTTTGGCTGGAATGAAGGTGTTTTGAACGGTATGGTGGTATTTGGGCTGTATTGGGGGCTGTAGGACGGAAATAATGTTGTTCTGTGTGACACCGCGCAGGTGTAAAAGATGAGATTGGGGGAATGAATAGAAAAACAGAGGTTCTGTTGGGATGAAACAGAGCCTCTGTTTATTAGAAATAGAACCTCTGTTTGCCGTAAATAGAGGCTCTATTCGGGGACATGCGGCTTTCTTTTTAGTATTTTTTTTGACAAAAAATCGAACAGCCAAACGAACACCCCCTGGAGGTGGCTCAACTGCTTGTCTGTCATGCGTTTGCAACGCTCGAAAAAAAGTAGGCGAACCACCAACCGAACATATATAAATACTAAAATATAATAATCTATATAATATAGTTCGTTCAACACGTTTTTTCTGTGTTTTCGGAGGTGTCAGGATGCAGTAAATCTTTACTTATGGGTGATGCGCTAACGTAGGATTATTTTTTCCGGTCCCCAGGTCATGAAAAGGATCTGCTGTTGCTTCGGACTTAGACGCGTTGTTTCGTGTACGTAATGTGCGGCTTTTAATTCGTCGAAGAGCTGTTTGTCGAGTTCTATTTCGTTTCTCATTCTTTTGCTGGCTGTGTCAGCGTTAGAATATTCGGGAAAATACTCCTGCGCTATGGCAGAGAAGGTTTTAAAACCATTGATAACCCATTCTCGTTCTTCCATTTCTTCTTCGTTTTCGTTTGGATTCTTCAT